ATCCAAGTATTTCGGTCGGAACAGGTATAGATGCCTCATTAGGAACGATTGCTGTTACAGGTTTTGATACTTCAATAAATTTAGGGTTATCAATTGAGGTGTCATTAGGGACTATCACAGTTACAGGGTTAAATTCAACAGTTTCTCCAACGACAACCATTGATGTAGGGTTAGAAACCATTGCAGTTGAAGGGATAGGGGCAAGCGTTTCGGTTGGGACTACGGTAGCTGCCTCAACAGGAATCATCACTATAACAGATTATATCGTTTCGATATCTGCCGGTGATATAACCGTTACGCCTATGGTTAGAACGTATACGATAACAAAAGAAGATAGAGAGTACAGTCTGTTACAAGAAAACAGAACATATACAATAACATAACAAAAGGAGATTATCATGGCAAGAGGCGCTTTTACATTATTTGAAGAATTTGCATTAACAATTGGACTTGAAGGGCATCAACTTGAAACTGACGTTATTAAATTAGGTATTATTGATAATGTTGTGACCCCAGCAGCAGATGATGCAACTCCTGCATGGGGGGATTATAGTGCCAATGAAGTGACTAATGCTGGTGGGTATACCTCTGGTGGGGAAACAATAACAAATAATACCTATACTGAAGCTGGAGGTGTTGGAACTTTTGATGGTGATGATGTTGCATTGGATCAAGACGGCTCTGGATTTACTGATGGTTATTGGGGCATTTTATACAATGAAACCAATGCTGATAACGCTGCAATTGGGTTTGTTGATCTTGGTGGTGCTGTTTCAGAACAAGCAGGACCGATATCAATTACGTGGAATGCTTCAGGGATTTTCACTCTGACCATAACTCCGTAAAATGAGGTTGTCATGGCTTATTATACTTTCAGAAAAGACCCTGATGCGGTGTTAGATTACCAAATAGATTGGGAAGCTTGGCTAGGGTCTGACACAATTTCTGCGTCTACGTGGTCTGTCAGTGGTGTTATTCAAGACTCTGCTACCAACACTACCACGACAACTACAGTGTGGTTGTCTGGAGGGGCTGTTGGTGTAGATGGTTCAGCAACTAATCATATCACAACGGCAGCAGGGAGAGAAGAGGACCGAACGATCACCCTATCTATTGCAGAAAGATAAAGTAAGGATGTTACTGTATGAAAACTAAATTAAAAACAGCACCTGAAATTTATCCAATATCAAGAGATGATGCTAAAGCTCATTTAAGGGTGGATCTTGATTTTACGGCTGACAATACATACATAGACACTCTCATTGCAACAGCAACCCAAAGTGTTGAACAGTTTTTGAATCGAAGGTTGATAACTCAAACTTGGTATCAATATCTTGAGTGCTGGCCTTCGTCGAATGTAATAGAATTGCCGTTTGGGAAACTTGAAAGCGTTACCAGTTTAAAATATAAAGACTCTGATGGAGACGAATCAACATGGGCAGCAAGTAATTATATTGTCGATACTGATTCGGACCCTGGTGAGATAGTATTGGCGTATGAAAATGTTTGGCCTACTGTTACTTTATATCCGTCAAATCCGATTACTATTGAGTTTATATGTGGGTACGGGTTGACAGGTGACGACGTAGATGATAATATAAAACATGGAATTAAACTATTAATTTCTGATTTGTATGAGAATAGAGAAACCCAAATAGTTGTTGGTGGTTCGGCAAATTTTATCGAGCTTGAAACGATTAGAAGCTTATTAACACCTTTTAAGATTGATTGGTTTTAGTATGAGAGCAGGACAACTAAGACATGTTGTGAAGGTGCAGGAACAGACTGACACAGCAGATGGGCTTGGAGGCTTTTCCACAGTGTGGAGTGATAAGTTTACCACCAGAGCTGCAATATGGCCGTTATCATCCAAAGAACAGCTTGACGCTATGAAACTTGAATCTGTTGTTACAAACAAAATAAGGATCAGATATAGATCTGGCATAACATCAAAAAATAGAATTAAGTTTGGATCAAGGATTTTTAATATAAAAGGCACTCCGATTAATCCTGATGAAAGAAATATCATGCTCGACATGTTGGTTACAGAGGATGAATGATGGCTGAAATAGAATGGTTAGCTGAAAAAATATTAGGTAGGATAAGTGCGGTTTCAGAAAAAACAAGCAAAGAAGTTGCTAAAGATGTAATGAAAGATGCAAAGGATATTTTAAAAAGGAAGGCAAAGACAACAACCGAATTAGGGCTTTTAAGTCAATTTTATATAGAAAAAAGCAAGTTTAAGGATGGTGGGTATCTTGTTTGGAGCCAAGGCCCTAAAAAATGGCGTAAACCATATCATGCAAGTTTTGTTGAAATGGGAACCTTTAAAGATGAACCAAAGCCATATATGAGGCCAGCAGTATCAAAAAAAAAGCAGCGCAAAGCGCAAGACACTTACCAGAAAAATTTAGATAAAGAACTGGCAAAAGAATGAACGAACTTTTTACAGCTATAATGACACATTTTGGGCTTGTTACTGGATCAGGGTTTTATTATGATATAGGTGGCAGACTATATTTGAACAAAGCGCCACAGCAAGCAACGTTTCCTTATTGTGTTTATTATGTGTATGCGGATGAAAACAACCCTGATTTTACAGATGATCATGAAGAGTTTGAAATACAGTTTAATATTTTTTCACAGAATAATTCTGCACTTGAGGCCGGTCAATTATTAGATAGCCTTAAGGACATGTTCGACCATGCTCAGTTGTCGGTTTCAGGATGGAGGCATATAGAAATTTTAAGAACGTCTGTTTTGCCTAACAACGATTTTGAGCAAGTCCCTCCTGTTCAGGGATATACTATTTTGTACGATGTCTTACTTGAGAAACAAAGGAGCTAACGAAATGGGCGAATGGAGAACAGTAGAAATTTTTAAAAATGGGGAATTTGAAAGTGCAGAATTTATTGATATTAAAAAAGGTTGCAAATTTAAATTGTTTGAAGATGGCAAACCACTTACAGGCGGTCATTATGTTGCTCTAAATGATGCTAAGCCTGGTGGAGGTGGACTTAAAGGCAATATGATTGTTGATTGTGATGTTGTTTTTGAAAAACAAAAGGATTTAAATAGATGAATGTATTTAAATTAGGTTTATTTCTTGAAATGATACATGCCTGTTTTTGTTTTATAATGAATCTCAGAATGACAATTTGGGCAAACCAACAAAAGATTATTTCTCTTATTATTTGTTCTGTCGGTGTCTATATGATGAATTTGAAGAAGATGTTTTTTATCGAATCCACATTTTTCACATTTCCCTATATCTTCAACAAGTTTTTTTCTCATCCAACCCAAAGACGTTCCTATAAAATCGGAGCTATTCCCGTATCTAATAAAATTTGGGTTGTTTTCACCATAGCCAAACTGATGTCTATTCGCATGACTCAAAATTTTATTTTTTGTTTTGTGAGTATGTTTTTTGCCATAGAAAGGATTGTTGGTCCCTGTTTTGTCGTAGCACTTCATACTACAAAATCTTATTTTAGTACCTCTTTCTTCATGTTGTTTGATATGAGAAGGCATGACATAAAATTCTTTCCCACAAGTCTCACAACTGTAGTAAGCACCTCGTCTCGTTTTTTTGGGCTTGGATGTATTGTAACTCATAATGCTATATTAACATAGGACACGGTAATGTCAACAAAAATAAAACTAAACATAGGGTGTGGGACAAAAAAAATGGGCGACGATTACACAAACATTGATATTGACCCAAAATGTAAGCCGGATCTGTTGTGTGATGTGACAGAAGGTCTGCCGTATGACGATAACTCTGTTGATGTTGTAAGGGCTTTTGATTTTCTTGAACATATCCCAATAGGGAAAACTATTTTCGTTGTTGATGAGATTTGGAGAGTTTTGAAACCTGGCGGAGAGTTTGAACACTTCACTCCATCTACTGACGGCAGAGGCGCTTTTCAAGATCCAACGCACGTTAGTTTCTGGAATATTAACTCATGGTTTTATTTTACAGAGGGTCCACATTCAGGTATGTATGACATACAATCAAAATTTAAAGTTATAGAATTAGGCAATCATATTACACATGATAGATTTCGAATTATACATACATTCGGGAAATTTAAAAAATGATTATTGATAACTTCATGTTTTTCAACGAACTCGACTTGCTGGAAATCCGGTTAAATGAGTTGCGTGATGTTGTCGATGAATTTGTATTAATAGAGTCTACCAAAACGCACACAGGCAAAGACAAGTCGCTTATATTTGATGAGAATAAACATCGGTTTTCTGAGTTTAATATAACACATATTGTTGTAGAGGATTTCCCCAACTCAGACCCTTGGCAAATGGAAAGATTTCAAAGACATGCAGGGCTTGAGTATGTGCAGGGGCTTGGTTTGGGCTGTGAAGACACGGTATTGTTTTCAGATATTGATGAAATATT